AGTGACGAAGTGCTGTCCACCTATCTCAAACTGGCTGGTCGTAAAATCATCAATCGAGCATATCCGTATGATTCCAGCGTAACGGAAGTTCCGGCACAGTATGACACTCTCCAATGCGAGATTGCCGCTTATATGCTGAACAAGCGTGGTGCGGAGGGTCAGACCTCTCATTCCGAGAACGGTATCTCCCGAAGCTATGAAAATGCTGATATTCCTTCCTCAATGCTCAAGGTGGTTACTCCTCATGTGGGGGTGATTAAATGAGAATGATGGAACGAAACAAGAGCAAATTCTTCTACGCTCTGTACAAAGAGAAAGTCCCTAAGACGGACGAATACGGAAATGTTACAGGGGAATATGAAATCATTCGAGACAACCCGGTAGAGTTCTCCGCTAATATCTCTGCCGCCAAGGGTGAAACAAGCACCCGACAGTTTGGAGAAAGCGAGAGCTATGACAAGGTAATTGTCATGGGGACGGACGCTCCCCCTATTGACGAGTACACAGTGCTATGGGTCGATAAAACGCCACAGGTTGATGAAACCGGGGCTTTGGTTACGAACGATGATGGTGAGGTCATTACTCCTCACGATTATATCGTCAAGAAGGTAGCCAAGAGCTTGAACAGCGTATCGGTTGCGATAAGCAAGGTGACTGTCAGTGGGTAGAAAAGTTATCTCATTCGGATTGTCAACGAGTGAAATCAACCGAGCTATGAAAGAGCTGGCTGATTACAAACAAGAAATCCTTAGAAAAACAGAACTCCTCCGAGAGGAAGTAGCCGAGCGGCTGGCTGATGAAGCGAAAAGCGGATTCAGCGGTGCAATCGTTGACGAGCTTATTCTCAAAGGAGGGCAAACTTCTCCACGATACGCACAAGTCGATGTGTCGGTTGACAATCGAGGGTCGGTTACTGTCGTTGTCGCAAGTGGTGAAGACGCTGTGTGGGTTGAGTTTGGTGCTGGTGTCTATCATAATGGCTCTCCCGGTTCGTCCCCTCACCCTCACGGTGCGGAACTGGGAATGACAATCGGTGGATTCGGTAAGGGTAACGGCAAGAAAGAAGTTTGGGGATTCTACGAAAATGGCGAATTGAAGCTGTCTCGTGGTACTCCGGCTCGTATGCCGATGGCTCTTGCAATCACCGCCGTTTGCAATGATATTCAGTCTATCGCAAAGGAGGTGTTCGGGTGATTGACATTGAGACAGAGGTATTCAGTATCGTGTCCGCAGAGGTGCGAAAGAAATACCCGAAAATCTATATGACTGGCGAATATGTCAAGTCTCCACCTTCCTTCCCTTGTGTCTCTCTCATTGAGACAGACAATCAAGTTTATCGAAACACTCGAGATTCCGGGTGTATCGAAAACCACGCACAGGTGCTTTACGAGGTCAATGTCTACTCTAATAAAACGAGTGGCAAGAAGACTGAATGTAAAGCAATCATCGCTCTCATTGATTCCAAGATGGAAGCACTCGGTTTCACACGAACCCTTATGAACCCTGTTCCCAACGAGGAAGACGCAACGGTTTACAGAATGGTGGCTCGATACAGGGCTATCGTCTCTAAAAACAAAACTATTTATAGGAGGTAAACAAGCATGGCTATTAGCACTTACAAGATTTTTCTCATGCAGAAGAACACTTCCGCATGGGAGAAGCTGATTGACATTAAGGAGTTTCCCGACCTCGGCGGTGCGCCGGAAATGCTGGAAACTACTACTCTGTCTGACAAAATGCAGACTTACATTCCGGGTATTCAGTCCCTCGATTCTCTTGAGTTCACTGCGAACTATACTCTCGAGGAGTACAAGAAGCTGAAAGCACTGGAAGGTACAGAGAAGGAGTTCGCCGTTTGGTTCGGTGGTACGGAAGCTGGCGATACCGTCACTCCTACTGGTGACAGCGGTAAGTTCAAGTTCAAAGGCTCTCTGTCTGTTTATGCTAACGGCGGCGGCACGAATGAGGTTGTCGAAATGACTATCACTATCGCTCCGTCCACTGTTATCAGCATGGACGCAGAGTAAGGAAAAATAAGGAGGATAAATCATCATGGCAAAGCAGTTGAAATTCACTTTCAAGGATAAAGAATATGTCCTTGAGTTCACTCGCAGAACGGTTACGGAAATGGAGAAGAAGGGCTTCGTTGCGGCAGAGGTCGAGAACAAGCCTATGTCTACTCTCCCGGCACTGTTTGAAGGTGCGTTCCTCGCACATCATCGTTTCGAGAAGAAGGAAGTTATCAACGAAATCTTCTCCCACATGACGAACAAGGAGGAGCTTATCGGTAAGCTGGCAGAAATGTACAACGAGCCGATTATGGCACTGGTCGAAGAACCCGAGGAATCCGAGGGAAACGTAAGCTGGACAGCGAGTTGGTAAGTGATTCGCTGTTGACAGATGAATCCGCTAACAAGGGGAGCGAGCGTGAGAATCGCTCTGCTCCCCCTTCTTATTCGGAGATTTTTCTCGCAAAGTTCCCCTATTACTTATCAATAGGCATGACGGAAGAACAATACTGGGATAGAGATTCCACTCTCGTGAAGTCCTACCGCAAAGCGGAGGAGCTTCGCAAAGAGAGGGTCAATCAAGAAATGTGGTTACAGGGTATGTACATCTATGACGCTATTTCTCGTCTGTCTCCGATTCTTCGTGCTTTCGCCAAAAAGGGAACGAAAGCCCAACCTTATGTCGAGGAAGCATATCCCATCAATAAAAAGACGGTGGAGGAAGCAGAACTCAAGAAGGAAAAGGCTAAGTCTGAAAAGGGTCTGCGCTATATGCAAGCGTATATGGTACAGGCAAATAAGCAGTTACAAGAAAGGAAGTGAGTTTTATGCCTACTACAATCGAACAACTCGAATTGGAAGTTCAGTCGAGTTCCACCTCGGCTGTCGCTGGTATAGACGCTCTTTCCGCTTCTTTGTCCAAACTCAAAAATGCAGTTAGGGGCGGTGTCGGATTAACAAGCGTTGCAAATCAAGTACGCAATCTCGATACCGCCCTTAAAAGCATGGATAGTTCCGGGGCAGACAAGATTGACAAGCTCGCTTCCAGTTTGGAAAAACTGAAAGGTCTCGGCAGTCTCAAGATTTCGTCTTCCATCGGAAATCAGCTTCAAAATATCGGCAGTGCCGCCGCTTCCCTCACTGGTGTAGATTTCAGTGCTATGGAGAAGCTGGGTACAGCACTTCAACCGTTGAACAATCTGAACGCTTCCGGGCTAAAGTCCACTATCAATGCGCTCAATAAGTTACCGAAGCTGGCAGACACCCTCGACAACATGGATATGACTAAGTTCACCAGTCAGATTCAGCAGTTGTCTACGGCTCTTGCTCCGCTGACAAATCATCTCAATGCTGTAACTGCGGCGTTCAATCGTCTTCCTACGAACATTCAGAGAGCTATTACCGTCACGAACAGAATCTCGCAAGAGAACAATAAGGCGGCAAATAGTTACATGAATCTGTATGCCAAAATCAAAATGGCTATGGGTGTTGTGCGTACTGGTGCGAGAGTAATCGCTTCGTGGATAACACAGTCCAACCAGTACATTGAGGATTTGAACCTGTTTACCGCTTCTATGGGTAAATACGCAGAGGAAGCACAGAACTACGCAGAAGCAGTCAGCGAAGCTCTCGGTATCGACCCGGGAGAGTTCATGCGAAATCAAGGTGTGTTCAACACCATCATTAGCGGTTTCGGCGTGGCGAGCGATAAAGCGTACCTCATGTCCAAGAACCTCACACAGCTCGGCTACGACATTTCTTCGTTCTTCAACATTTCGTTTGAGGACGCAATGCAGAAGTTACAGTCGGGTATCTCGGGTGAACTTGAGCCGCTTCGTAGACTGGGTTACGACCTGTCTGTTGCAAGACTGCAAGAGGAAGCTCTTGCTCTCGGTATCGAGAAAAAGGTCTCTGCTATGACACAGGCTGAAAAGTCGCAGTTGCGTTACTACGCAATTATGACACAGGTAACTACCGCTCAAGGTGATATGGCTCGTACTCTGAACGCTCCGGCTAACCAGCTTCGTGTTTTACAGGCACAGGTTACGCAGTGTGCAAGAGCAATCGGCAACCTGTTCATTCCTATGCTCAATGCCATTTTACCGCCTGTAATTGCAGTGGTAAAGGTTTTGCGCTCTCTTATCGTTACGATTGCCGGATTGTTCGGTATCAATGCTGACCGATTTGGGGATATGTTCTCCGATGTATCTTCTTCGGTTGGTAGCACCGCAAGCGGCTTGGAAGATGTATCTGACGGACTGGGTAACGCTACCAAGGCGGCGAAGAAACTGAAAAACGCAATGCTCGGCATTGACGAATTGAACATTATCTCCCCGAACGATGATTCCAGCGGAAGCGGAAGCGGTTCGGGTGCTGGTATTGGCGGTAACGATTTGGGTATCGACCTTCCCACATACGATTTTCTCGGCAATGCTGTTTCTTCTAAGATTGACGCTATTGTCGATAAGCTGAAAGAATGGCTCGGTCTCAATGAGGAAATCAATTCGTTGTCTGACCTGTTACATACACGGTTGGGACGAATCTTAACCACAGTCGGTGCTATTGCATTAGGGCTGGCGGCATGGAAAATCTCAAAGGGTGTGCTTTCTGCATTGAAATATATGCAGAATCTCAAGAATTTGGGATTGGATAATGCGTTCACTATCACGGTCGGTATCAGCTTGCTTGTCACAGGCGTTGCCCTCGAATGGGCTGGTATTATTGATGCAATCAAGTACGAGCTGAACAAAATGAACTTTGCTCAAATCATTGCCGGAGGGTTGCTTACCATCGGTG